TAGTCTTATTAATGGTAAAGTAAGTGCTATTGAAGGGTTTGCAGAGCTACTAATGGAAAACAAAATAAAAGTTCAATGGGGCGGTCAAGCAGTAATACGAAAAGAAATGACTGAAAAACTATTGATGAAATTAAAAATGGGCGGATGCTCTTACTTGGCATATGGGTTAGAGACACCAAACCCTGACCTTATGCATAACATAGGTAAGTTTTTGTCCAAGGGTGCTGATATGGATACTATTACGGAAGCACATGCAAGATCAGGATTGAATGCAGTATATAATGTTATGTTTGGTTTACCCGGAGAATCTGAAGAAGATGCATTTTCTGTTCTGGAGTTTGTAAGAAAAAATGCAAATCATAACTTATTTGTTAATCCAAGTGCAGGATTTTGTGGATTTTCAGAAGGTACTCCTGGATGGGAAAATCCTGACAAGTTTGGAATAGATTTAGCATTAGGAGGAACTTTTTGGAAAAGTAAAGATGGGAAAAATACATTCTTAACTCGTTTAAAAAGATTTGAAGATTTTTGTAAACTAGTAGACGAACTGGGTGTAGTGCATACTACATATCCACATACACATCTTCTTAATAGAAATCAAATGATTGCACAGTATCATGTTGCTACAGGAAATCCTGAGAAAGCAATATACTATTATGAAAAATGGATCAATGAAACACCTGAAGATGAAACGGCTATCAACTTTTTAAAAAATTATAGGCTTTCAATGAGTTCAGAAAATAAAAATAATGTATATCACTATCCCATAGCAGATGTTTCAAACAGTGAATGGTTAAATGGAATTGCTAGAGGATGGGGTTCGGTAATACTATTTGAATATAAACCTATCATACTTAATGAGTTAACTGTAGGTACAACTATTCAACTTGCTAACGGCGAAAAACGAAAAATAGTTGAGATTAAAAATCCAGACAACTATTCTATTCTAGCTTTTGTAGACGGTGATCCATTAGATGGCAATATCGTTGGTTGGCCAAATCTTATTACTGTTGAAACACAGTAAGATAATATTGTTCTACACGCTTGAACCAAATATCAGTGTACTTGTCAAACTCACTGCCTTCTAATATAAACTCCTGATAGAGATTGTCAGCAGAACACATAAAAATAACACCTTTGCGTATCTTTGTTCCGTGAACTTCGTTATGTGCGTTTGCATAAGCGGCTAACTGAACAAAGTAATCTTCAATCCACTCACGTTTTTTAGGCTTATTTGTTTGCTTGTGATCCATGATAGCTTCACTACCATCATGTACACCTACTAGGTCTGTCGTCCCTGCATAAATCTTCGGATAATAGAGAGGAACTTCTGTACCCCAGTATTCACTGCATTTAACAAGACCTTGATTAATGATTGATTGGGCCATAGTATGGCTTTGCAAGCTATACGGATTGCTTCCGGGCTCATTGAGTACTCCTGATTTAATGTAATCTTCAAGCCACTTGTGCATTCGTGTTCCACGACCTGCGGCTTCTGTTGTGATTTCTTGTGCTTTCTGAACACCGACTCGCTTACGCCAATTTTGTAATGCTTGTTTAGATTCTTCACTCTTAGTAGCATCTAGTATTGTAGTGACACTAGGAAGTTTTTCGCCATCAGGCGTAGCGTATCTGCGTTTGCCGTCTATCTCTACACGGCTCATGGGAACATAGTTGTATTTGTTTGGATTGTACATTATAGTCAATTATAGTTGATTATAGTACATCTGTCAACTATATTCGGAAACTTTCACCGCAACCGCATCGGTCACGCTCATTTGGATTTTTAAATTCAAACCCTTCGTTTAACCCATTACGTACATAGTCAATCGTCATACCTTGAACGTATGTGCTACTCTTTGGGTCAACATATAAAGCACAACCGTTGCAGTCTACTTTAATATCGTGTTCTAGTGGGTTATCAACATATTCAAGTACATACGCAAGACCTGAACATCCTGTAGTTTTTACACCTATACGAATGCCAAGACCCTTGCCTCGTTTTTGTATTGTATGTTGTATTTTGCTTGATGCTTTGTCTGTTATACTAATCATTGCGCTGGGGGCATTGCGTTTTGTGCCATTTGTGCTACGATTTTTTGATTCTCATCAGGCTGAGCTTCTGGAGCAGGCTCGCTACCTTTGAAAATAACATTGTCGCCCTGAATGTTTGCAATACTCTTGTTTAGTGGAGCTTTCTTAATCATATCATATAAATCAGATTTGTCAATAACTATATCATTGTCTCTATAATATTGCAACAATTCTGGAACTGTCCAATCGCTATGCACTTCGCCGGAATCAATCTCACTCTTTAGTTGACTGGTACTTGCAACTAGTCTAACTAATAGAGGACTACCGTCAAATTCATACAATCGCATGATTATCTCTTAGGACGACCTGCACCGCCTAGAGGTTCTTCTTCTGGAGTTTCAAGGTCAACATTCATTTCTTCTTCACCGCCACCTGGAAGTGGTTCTTCAACACCAATGTCAGCACCCATCTCACCACCTGCCATGTCACCGCCCATATCACCACCTGCATCAAACGCTTCGGCGCCACCTTGACCAGTGATTCCATTCAATGCAGTTTTCAATGTTGCTTGACTTTGAGTCAATGCGGCTTGTAATGAAGTCAATGCTTCAGACACTTGTTGGTTGAATGTTTCACTTTCGTTAACACCAATCTCAGATTGAACTGAATCAGTTAATGCTGGTAATTCTTTTACTAGCATATCACTAACTTCTTCAACCATTTTCTGTACTTGATCTACTAAGTCTTGTGCTGCCAAAACAACTTGTGACTTTTCAACTTCTTCATTCTCTACAACAATACGTGGTTTACGTAGACTGATTTCAGCAAAATGCTTACTCAGTGCTTGTTCCATAAACACAAGTTTTAAGTATGAAGAATTCTGTTGGCTTTCATAGAAACCGTTAGATTTCTTTGTTTCGCTCATTAGACCGCGCACTTTATAAAGCATATCTCTTGCTTGTGCATAGGACATTTTACGAACATTAAACGGTACGTCATAATGCTCTTTTAACGCTCTAGTTGCGTTCTCTATTGGGTTTTTGTCAAAATCAGTTAATTTCATAGTTGTATTCCAAGACTAATATAAAGTATTTATCTTTTTTCATTTATTGTTAGGTTTTTGAGCTAAATCTTTTTTGTTGCCAAACGTAAGAATCCTGTATATATTTACTCAATTCCTCACTCATTGCTTTTTGCTGTAACTTATCCTGATTAAGTTTTGCCAAATATATCAGTTTATCTTCTGTTTTTTTAGCTTTTTTAAACAGTCGGGAATGGATAGTAATATGTACTTCTACACTACTTAGATGCATATCCAAATCAATAACCCTATTTGCTAATTGGTATTTACCTATCTTATCTAGTACACACCAACATACAGCATTTTTCATATTACAAAAAGAGTTAACGTCATCACCGTTATTTAAAGATACAACTACATCATTTGTATCTTTCTTTTTAATATGATATTTATTAAACAGACTGTACGTACCGTTAGTGTCTTGGAAAATTACAACATCTTGTAACTTGGAAAACTCTGACGTTTTTATCATGTTGTCTAGTTTTCTATCAATTTTATTAACATCAACTCTCATTGTTTATTACCTTAAAATAAATATTTCGTAACTCATCAGATGTATCTAAAAATGCAGGGAGTTTATGCCAAGCAGTGTCAGTTTTAATCATGGGAACATTATGGCAATCTGAGTACAGTGATCCTAACTCTGTTATACCATCGTGAAATACACTAGGGTGGTGTATCTCAAAATCAAATGACCAGCAACTATATTCTTCATCATCTTGTTGTTCAAACAAGAATCCAAAATTATCAAACTCGTCAAACTTTATTTTTTTTTGTGTGGGATAGTTCAATATCTCCGGTTGACTTCGTAATGATACAGCCTGTAATACTGTATCAAAATTACATTGTGTATTACGTTTGTGTAACCAAACATTCTCATCCTCGTCTAAACTAGGCCTATTTCTATTAACAGTGCCCGTTTGAGTGATATCAAAAAGGGTGTAGCAACTTATTGTGAAACTCATACATGTATTTAGAGGCAAAAAAAATCCGAGAATAAATCTCGGATTTCTTTGAAGTTAAACTTCTGATTAGCTTGCGCTTGTAGCTGTAGAAGCTAGGCGGAAACCAACGTTAGTTACAACAGCACCACTTAGGTCATAACCATTAACTGTACCTAAAGCACGAATTTGTGTTTGTAGTGCAGCCGCTGTGTATGCGCCAACTGGATAAACAGCAACAGACATGTTTGTTGTGTTTGCTGTAGCTTGAACTGCATAGATTGCAACTGTAGCTAATTGTTCGATAGAAACCATAACTTGTGCAACCATCTCGTCAACACCTAATTGTGCTGTAGGAGCGGCACCTAAGTCAAAACCGAAGAAGTCTAGTGCTGGACCATATAAGTTAGTAGTCGTGCCGTCAGCGGATGCTGTTGGTGCTACTGGACCATTTTGTACGTCAATTGCGAATACTGGTTGTGCATCGCCGTGTGTTCTTGTAAAACCTGCCATAATGAAATTCCTTTAAAAGTTTTGAATCGTATAGATTCATACTATTATTTATGCCTGGCAATGAAAAAAGTCGGTTTTGGCTACTGTCTTCCAGCCAAATTCTGGCGACTAAAGCCCATTCTATCTACAAATTTAAGACCGTGACTCACAAAACCCTCTTGAGTTTGAGTACCGTCTTGTAAATAACCTTTGACAGGGGCTGTCATTGCGGCTTTATTAAGTTGATTTACTATATCCATTTTTAGATTATAGATAGCAACCCATATACTAAATGCTCCTACTAGTCCTGCTTTATTGGCAGTTAAGTGCTGATTAATCTTCTCACGCATCTTATCAGTCATTGGTCTAGAGTTAACATATTCCATGAAGCCATTTAACAACTCATTCAAGTCCCCTGCTACAATACGTTTATTAATGTATGTAGTGAATAGTTGATT